AATAGAAAATATATACAGGAATTACATCCATCTTTAGAATTTAAATCAGCCATTCAACATCTCCGATTTGTTGCTTGGTTAGAGATCCCCTAGAACCTTCACGCTAGGGGATTTCGCTTTTTAGCAGCCACGCTTATGAGTGTAGCAAATGCCTGAAGTGCGACCTGTATTAAAGAGCTTGTCGCTACCAACAGCATCTTTCATTCCCATGCCTACACCACCATCTTTTTTACCCATGCGCTCACCAGTTTTATCTGAAGAAGTTGCGCCAGCAGGAGCTTTAGCACCAGTTACTGAAGGAATACCCTTCATAGAATCCATTTTGCCCATGTTTTTTCTCCTATAGAAATGGGATTAGAGGCTTTATTTTCGCTTAACTACAATGGTTGTCAAGCATTTTAACTAAGCGTATTGCACCATCAACATCATTAATTCTAACGACTGTTGATCCTCTCCAGTTCATCATAAACAATTCTTGAGCTGATGTGTATTTTGCTTTTGCATCTGCTTTGATCTCAACTAAGCAAGTAACTTTATTCTTTCCAACTACTAAATCAGGAAAGCCACCAGCGACTCTGCTTGAATCAAATACAGAGCATCCTAATTGTCGTAAGGTTTTGACAATTTCTGAATGGTTACTGTCAGTTCTCTTTGCGTAACTCAAGTAATTCCTTTGTTTTTTCTAATAAATCTTCTTCACTCATTCCCCAATAATTAGCAAAGCCTTTGTGTCCTAAAGTATGCACCGAATGATTTCCTAATCTGTGATGCCACATACAAAGAGGAATCGCTTCTGAGTTGCTACGCTTTTGACCAAAGCGCCTTATGTGATGGATCTCAACTGGTGAATCGTCTATGTTTTTGACTTCCTTCTGTCTGCACAAAATACATCCAAGCCTAGCGAGTTGAGCGTATTTTTGTTTTTCAGCTTTGGTCATTAGAAAGGTTCTGTTAAGTCCACGAATTTAAACAATTTTATCGGAACATCATAGTAAAGCTCATCTTTAGTATCGTCTTTCATTTGCCATTCAGGATGATTTAAAGCCTGTTCACCTTTGATCCAGTAAGCATGAGTCATGTTTTGCGTAAGCGCAAAGAACAAAGTCTTAGGCGCTTCAAGCATATGTTTTTTGCGAACAGGAACATGAATTGTGGGATAAGGACAGTTTGGATACCAAGACCTGACTTCTACTTCTGCAAAGCCTACAGCTTTACCATCTCTATAAACAATCAGATCAGTTCCGTAAATATCAGGATTATCTCTAGCCTCTAGACCCCATTTCATCTTGATCCAATCCGTTACAGCTCTGCGAGCTGGAGGATCGTATTGGTCATGCAGAATTTGGTCAAACTTTTTTATTTTCATGTGCTATATCTTGAAGTTTGAGTGCCATTTCGACTAGATCGCTACCAATTTGATAGGCTTTGGCTTTATTGCCTAAGAGCATAGCCTCCTCATAATCCTTGGTTAGTTTGCGTAATACCAGTAATGGAAGTGCGTAATCGTTCATATGTTTCCCTGCCTCCTGTTGCTAGATAAAGTTCTCCAAATCTCAATAATTCGGATCTCATGGTTTCTTTGATTGTCTATGAGCTTGAAGTTTTTAAGTCCTTCAGTCCACGCTTTGACAGCTTTAGCGTAAGTTTCGCTAGATTTGGCTATAGCTGTTCTTTCAGCAACTGTGCCTTCAGCAAGCAAAAAGGCATGACTTTCAGCTTGTTTTAAACCTTCTTCAAGAAATTTCATTTCTCCATACCATTCAGCATGACTTTTATCGGTCATAGACAGCTTGATTAAGGCTTCCTCTATTCGATTTTCGTTTAACTGATCTAAGTTCATTTCCTCTCCTTTAATAGTTTTTCAGAGTAATCAAACTCTTGCTGGTACTTAGCTTCTAACTCTTTAATGCGGTCAGCTTGTTGGCGTAGCATATTGGCTATTTCTTCTGCGTGTTCCCATATCCGACCACTATCAAATTGAATCATTAAATCAGCCATTTCGTATGCGTTCATTTCCACTCTCCTTTTTCATCAGCTCTATTTCCTTTCAACCATTGATCTTCAAAGTCCCTTAAAAGTTTCACATGAAACCTATGTTTATTTACATACTCTCTAAAAACCTTTAAACCCCATATCCTGCGCCACTTTATAAGCTGTCGAACAGCGCATTGATGTCTGTAAGTTTCTTCTTTCATTGCAGCGCATTTTTGATTTTTTCCAAAACTTCCTGTTTTTCTTTCAATACCAGCTCAACATTGGATTGCTGAACTTTCATCAGCTCTAGGTATAAATTCTTATCATCTTTCAGCTTTGAATACAGCTCCAGCAGCTCATCACCATTTTTGACTATTTGCTTAGGATGTATGTTGTAACCGCTAAGGTCTATGGTCTTTTGGCAGCGATAGTCATAAACCTGAAGCGTATTGTGCATAAGACATTCATAAAATCGGTTTGCCATAAACGCATAGTTTTCATGGGTATGCTCATCCTCAAAGTAAATGGAAAGCATGAAATCCTTTAGGCGCAGACCGACAGGCTCAAACAAATCGCATTTAGACCCATCCCATACCAGCTTTTCTATGAATTTTGCTTGGATTCCAGCAGCTTGATACTTCAAGTGATTCCTACGATTGGAGCTAAGTCGATAAGAAACATGGTTGTAATCCATCATGTCTGTAATTCGGTTTTTTCTAAAAGTGCCGTAATAGAGGATTTCATCCCTAAATTGATGGTTTTTGGTCTGTTTGTAGGTGTTTTCGTCAAATATTAGGGTATTTAGATTTACAGTAAACCAGTTGTTTATCCAATCATTTAAGGTCTTTTCATTAACCTTTTTACGCAGTATCCAAGGTCTGTAACCTGATCTTGGGTTGTTGCAAATCATGTCGTATTGTTTGCCGTATTTGACAGTCCATTTTCTAAGCAAAATGTTATCTTCAACATCATGATCGTTCATAAGCCAAAAGACTTTAGCTTCAGGATTGTTATCGAGAATTTGTAAATAAGCGTTGTATTTCATGTAAGGAGAGGCATAAACGCAGATGATTGCATCATAGGAATTGTTCACCACGCTAGGTATATGCTCCGCATGACTTATCAGATCACAGTCCAAATACTCCTTCAAAATCACAGCGTTCTTAACATGAACCATTGTGTAATTTGACTTAATCTCACGCTTTTCACAGGACTCAATAATCAAGGTTTTCATTAAAAAGGTGCATCCTCAAGCATTAATTTGGGTTTAGATTGCCGAACATAGACATAACTCCAACCTGATCTGAGGCTGCAAATTTCCTTAGCCTCATGCAGAGTTCTGACTTTCCGCATCAGCTCCCCCATTTCGTCATAAATGTAATATCTAAACATCACGCAACCTTTCTTTTCTTGTCCCTTTGGTCAAGGATAAATTTCTTCATCTCGAAATAGCTGTTAAAACGAGCTAGGCGAGGATCTGCGTTGCATTCGATCCTGTATGCCTCCTCAATCTGTTTATCGCTTCCTAGAGGCATTTCTGAGGCTTTTTGAGCCATTTGCTGAACCCATGAAGCCTCAAATGATCTCCAACCCTTAAAAATGATGGTTTCTAAGACATCCGATAACGGCATTTTGGCTAATTCGGCTTCTTTGACCAATCTTGCAAGAACTCGATCCGTTACAGGAGCTTTGAGTCGTTTCCTATAAACCAAAAAATCATTCCAAAGATCAGAACTCACTCCTTCAGGAGTGGGTATAGTTTTTATATGGTTCTTGGTTCTTGGTTCTTGGTTCTTGGTTGGCATTGGGGGGTGATTATCTAGGGGTATAGGGGGGGTATCGCTACCCTTATGCCACCTTAATGCTGCGCCTTTGCGACCCCCATCCTTCATAGCTTTGTATTTGGCTATTTCCACATCAGCTCTTTTGTTATGCCAAGCATCATCCTCAAAAACAAAGAACTCATGCAAAAGACTGCCTACAATTTCAAAGCTAGACCTTACCTTACGAGCCAATTTAGCCGTATCCGTAAAAGGTTCTTCGGTTTGGTAATAAAGGTCAATCATGCGCCTGTAAGTCAAATCTTCCTCATCCGTAAGATGGGAGGTATGACTCAGATAATCCCCTATGTGAAAAGGGTAAAAATTCATCTTTACCCCTTAAAAAGATCAGGTCTGAGCATTTCCTTGGTCAGTCTGCCTTCCGATAGCTCTATGAGCGTTCTGATGTGTTTTACAGGTATTTTGCCTCGTTTAGACCATTGGTAAATTGCGTTTTCCCTTACTCCTAAAGGCTTTGCAAGGTTAGCCAATACCCCAAATTCCAGCTTTAATTCGTCAAATGGTTTCATATTATCCTTTCGTAAGAAACAGACTAGATCATATACCAAAACGAAAACAATGCAAAACTCTTATATTAGGGAAACCACTTAGAAACTAATTTTATAAAAGTGTTGCAATCTGTCTTTTTGTGTATAATCGCTCCATGCAGCAAATTTTTTAACCAAGTGATGAAGGGAAAGTAAAAATGAAAAAAGATATTCAAATTCGTGGTAATTGCCAATGCTGTGGCAGAGAGCAAGCTGTAGTTGGTGGTCTGATGTCTAAGCATGGTTACACAGTTGCTCATGGTTGGTTTCAAGGTGTTTGCTCAGGCAATCATCACCAACCTATGCAGTTTTCTAGGGTAGAAACAGATCGTATTGTTTCTGAGATTCGTATTGAAATTCCTAAGCTGTTGGCTAAAGCAGACCAATATGAATCAGGAGCTGTAAAGCCTGAGTTTGTAACAAAAAGGGTTTTAGATGTTGAACTCAGAAAATGGGTTGATGTCAAAGTTCCTTTTGCTGAGGCTACTCGGCTTGAGCAAAGCAGAGGTGTAGAACAAATTGTTTGGGCTTTAAGAATCAAAGCTCGTAACGGCAAAGACTTTGCTAACCAGTTAGAAAGTATCGCTAACAAAGTTCATGGAACTCCTTTGATTGAAGTAGTCAAGAAGGAAATAACCCCAATTCGTGTAGGCGATAAAAAAGTAAGCAAAGAATCCAACTCTGAATTTACTTGCACAAGAGTTGATGGAGTAAGGGTTTACTGGTCTGCTACAAGAGCCTCTGATGGCAAAGAGATACGCAGTTGGATGGGTTCACAGGCTTGGAGAAAGCTAGAAACAGTTTAAAGGTGGATAGCCCTAGAAATAGGGCTTTCTTAAATATTTAACAGAAAGTGTTGCAAAGTGTTTTTTAGTGTTACAATAAAATCTCTTAAACAAGTGTTGAAAGGAATGAAAATGTATAGCGAAATTCAAAAAAAAGCAGCTCTAGCAATTAAAAATGCCATGATTAAAAATCCAGCTTGGCATATTGGTAAGCATGAAGATGGATCGCCAGCTCTTGATATTGATTCTTTATATCAAGAACTTGCTGATGCAAGAATTGGTGGTTGGCTAGGCTTAGAAGCTGTTGATGCTTGCACTCTGTCTGATTGGAGCGCTGCTATGGAAATAGTTATTTCTCAGGAGCGCAACAAGCAACAAGATGTTGATCGTTTTGATATTACTAATCGCATTGATCGTTAATTGTTGAAAGGAAATTGTATGCAAAAAGAACCTAAATTATGGGAAGTCATAGCCTCTTGGATTATGGGAGCGACTATTGGAATCTTCCTAGCTCTTGTCTATATCTACAGAACAGGAGGCTTCTAATGATGTCTAAACATGATGCTTACTACGAGCCTCAAGATTATGATGATCGCTCAGATGAAATCGAGCATAGAACCTACGAGCTGATGAAAGTAGGCGCTAAATACGATTACAGAACAGCTTCAGCTATAGCAGAGGCATTGAGCGAATTAGATATAGCAGGTGCAGATGCTCTCCAAGCCATGATTGATACTGGAGATTATGAAAAGATTGGCAGAAAAATAATGATGATGACTTCGGATTACATGGAGCGTTTTGCCAAAGATGCAGCAGAAAATGAAATCAACGACTAAAGGAAAAGTGATGAAAACATATCAAGAAATCAAAAGAATTAATGTCAATGAGCATACAGAGAAGAAAGGGAAGTTTACCTATCTATCTTGGGCTTGGGCAGTCGATCAGCTCTTACAGCTTGATTCAACCGCTACTTGGGAATACAAAGAACCTGTTTACTTTAACGAAACTCTAATGGTCTTTTGCTCAGTAACAGCTTTTGGCAAAACCATGACAGCTCAGTTACCAGTTATGAACATGAACAAAGCCATTCCTAATCCTGATGCCTTTCAAGTCAATACCGCTATGCAACGCTGTTTAGCTAAAGCTATAGCTTTGCATGGTTTAGGTTTGTATATTTACGCTGGTGAAGATATTCCTGATGAGGAAGAAGTTGATTTAAAGGAATTAACTCAGTATTGGGTAAACATTATTAATTTAACTGAAACAGTTGATGAATTAAAGGAAAAATATGCTCAAGCCTATAAAGCCTTGTCTAAAGACAAATCAGCAGTCGCTACCATTTCAGCAGCCAAAGATGCCAAAAAAGCAGAATTGGGAGCTTAAAGCTATGTTTGATGCAATTTTAACTAGGGAAAAGGAGGCTCGTAAATGAGCTTTGTAATTGGATTCTTTGCTTTAACTGGACTGCTTTGCTGGATATTTATTGCAGTTGTTCTATTTTATATTTGGGCTGACAAATGAACAATGAACCAGTAGCGTGGATGTTAAATGGAAAAGAGTTTTATGTTCAGAAGAATTACTGCCCTGACTTTATTCCACTCTATACCCATCCAGTAAAAGAACTAACAGATGAGGAAATAATTGCAGTAGGTAATGCAGTTGTAAACCATATTGATTCTAATGAGGGCTGGATTGAATTTGCTAGAGCAATACTAAGAAAGGCACAAGAGAAATGACTACATTTACTACAGAAGATCGTATTGCAGCAATTCAACAAGGAACTGAGGAATGGCATCAGCTCCGCTTAGGCAAAGTTACCGCCTCTAGAGTTGCTGACATATTGGCAAAGACAAAATCAGGAGCTTCAGCTAGTCGAGGAAACTATCTGATTGAGCTTGCCTTGCAACGAGTTACAAAGACCATAGAAGAATCTTATAGCAATTCCGCTATGGAATGGGGAGTTGCTACAGAGCCTCAAGCTAGAGTTGCTTATGAGGTTTTGACAGGTAACTTTGTGGATCAGATAGCTTTTGTAAATCATCCCACGATAGAAGGCTTTGGATGCTCTCCTGATGGTCTTGTAGGAGAAGGATTGATTGAGATCAAGTGTCCTAATTCCGCTACCCATTGGAGCTATATAAAGGCTAATGAACCGCCTCAGAAATACATCATTCAGATGCAAGCTCAGATGGCAGTTACAGGAGCTAAATGGTGCGACTTTGTGAGCTTTGATCCTCGTATGCCTGAAAGAAGCCAACTGCTTATTATCCGAGTCAATCGAGATAACGAATTTATTGCAGAGATGGAAAACGATATTAAGCAATTTTTGAGTGAAGTAGAAGCAGAAGTGAATCTTATGGAGAAACGAAATGGGAATTAAATACTTTGTGAAGGCAGCAGTATCGGAATTTAAAGGTGATGATGGCACTATGAAAAAGCGCTATCAGTCTATTGGAGTTGTCATGGAAACCAAGCATGGATTAATGCTCAAGTTGGAATCAATTCCAATCTTTGCTATGAAAGAAGGATCTATTCTTGCTTACCTAAATGTTCCTGAAGATAAAGAAAAGCCAAGCAGTTCTTTTAACAAAATTGAGGATGATGTTCCATTCTAAGGAGGAGTGATGAAAAAAATATTGTTAGTGTTGATTTGTGGGATTTTGGTTGCTTGTTCTAGCAATCCAACAGTCTATAGCCAAGCGCCTTCCCAACAGTTAATATTAGATAAACAAGTTGCTGCTTTAACTAGAAATGAAGTTATCAATGGTGTTACAGAATGTGAAGGAGCTGGTTTAAGAGCTGTGGTAATAACAACCAAGCGTTCTATTAACGGCTTTACTACTGATATTCCTGTTGAAGTAACTTGTATGCCTAAACATAGATACTATTAAGGAGAATTTATGGAGCATATTTGGACTACGAGTGGAACAGATATAACGATTAGATGGAGGCTTGCTGGTTGGATTCCTCCATCTGAGCTTCAAGAATACAAAGACAAATGGGCTTATTGGCAAAATCTTCCGTTGCGTAAGTTGGATGATGAAGCCAAAAAACAATATGAAGCTGTTTTAAGAAAAGCTAGAGTTGCGAGGATCAAATGAACTATGAAGATGTTCCCTTTGCAGGAAAGATTCCAATTCCTGAAAACGACTGTGAACAGGCTTTTTTTGACACTTTTCCAACTTGCTTTAATCCAAATGATGCAGCAATGCAAATATGGACTTTAGCTTGGCAAACTAGCCGAATTAAGACTTTAGAAGAAGTAAGACAAATAATCCGTAACAGCTAATTATTTCTTCATGGGATGAGCCTTATCCATAGGCTCTTTCTCATGCTTCTTTAGTTCTTTGCCAAATTCATAGACAGCGTTACGCAATTTAATCATTTGCGCTTCTTCACGCTTTTCATGTTTTTTGGTTTCTTTAATCATTTTTAAGCTCCTAAAATATCCATAGCTTTATGGATCTTGTTGATTCTATCCTCTAACCCAATAATCCCACCATTTATTCTTTTGGTGATGGTAGTCCAATCCTCAGAATCGGCTAGGGCATTTAGACCCCTTTTGTTCCAAAACCAACCAGCACTAAGACTAGCGTTCTCAGGCTCTAAAACAAGCTCAGGATGCTCCGCAAATGGTTTGTCTAAGGCTGACCCACAGACTGTATAGTTTGACCTTCCTGTGAGCTGTATTAGACCCCTTCCATGAAAGCGCCAACCATCCCCATCCTCGGTATTACCTAGATCAGCTCTGCCACCATAGACTTTATTGGCTATTTTTTCAGGATTTCGCTCAAACTGAGTCGCTATTTCAAGGCTTGGAAATCGGCTTGGCCATGTTGCCATAAGACCTTTAGCCGAATAATTTAGGTTTTCTTCTAAGGTTTTAAAGTTAGCTGATTCATGCCCACATTGACCAATAAAAGCAGCTCGTCTTGTAGGAGTGTTAATTTCGTATTTTTCAAAGGTTTTTAATAAAGGTTCAAGCCATTTGCCTTCAATTCCAAGCGCTAAAAGTTGAGATTCAATCATTTTTTCAACATTCCTTTAATTTCTTCTGTTTTGTCTTTACTGCCTTGACTAGATCCAAAGTAAAACGACAGGACTTGACCAGCAGCAGAGGTAATAAATCCAAGAGCAAAAATAAT